CGACTATATTGGCACCTGCTTCCTCAAGATTGCGGACCACATGTCACGGAAACCAAGGTTCCTCTATTACAGCTTTCGGCAAGACATGATTTCAGAGGCCGTGGAGTTGTGTGTGCGCTATGTGAACAACTTTGACCCCGCGAAGTCCAAGAATCCGTTTGCGTATTTTACCCAGATCACATACCATGCGTTTTTTCACAGGATCAACAAAGAGCGCAAGCAATTGTATTTGCGGTACAAATCCACAGAATTGTTGGGGCTGCTCCAGGGTACCCCGATGCACGATACCCAGGACCTTGGTATCGAAAAAGCGAAAGCCTTCAAGGTCTACGAGAACATTAGCGATTTCATTCAGACATTTGAGCAAGCAAGGAAACAGAAAAAACGTCGCAAGCCGGCGAGGACTTCGACTCGCGGCACCCTCAAAAGTTTTATCGGTGATAAATAATGGCATTGGACAAGAGACTCCAGAATCCAAAGCGGTCACAGTTTGACCCCACTGAACTAGCGTCACGGTTAGCGGACCTAGAAAAACGCATCAAAGAACTTGAGGAAGCGCAAAAAATCTCACACAAATTCCTAGAAATGGAGATAAACTTCCCATGATAGGATATAGACTACCGGACATAGACAATCCAAATAATGTACCCCTATTGCTACCAGGGCAATATGTCCGGGTCACCAACCCAAAGGATGGTAAAATTTATTGGCCATGCTGCTCCCCGAATGATCTACAAGGCGACATTGCCAAGCACACAATCATAGAACACGAGGACGGAACGATTACAGCCACTCCTTCTATTCGTATCACAAAATATGATGGCAGTGAATGGCATGGTTATCTTACCAATGGAATCTGGAAAGAAGTACAATGAAAATAGCACTCATCAATGACAGTCATTATGGTGCCCGTGGAGAGAACCCACACATCAACGAATATTTCCACAGGTTCTACGAGAACATCTTCTTCCCCTACATCAAAGAGCACAATATCACCACGGTCGTGCATCTGGGTGACGTGGTCGACCGGCGCAAGTTCATCAATTTTCAGATTTGGAACTCCTGGCGCACACGAGTCTTTGATCGGTTACGGCGCGAGGGCATCACGGTCCACATGCTCACGGGTAACCATGACACCTACTTCCGCAACACCAATGACGTCAATGCGCTGGATGAACTGCTCGGCGGCTACACGAACATCACGATCTATAAGGAAACCTGCGACGTAACCTTCGATGGTCTCACAGTCACCATGGTACCCTGGATCAACAGCGACAATCTTGAACGGACCATGGACCACCTCAATCGCACCGCATCGCAAGTCATTTTCGGTCACCTGGAGATTGCTGGATTTGAAATGGACCGCGGTAACGTCTGCCAGACTGGACTGACCCGACAGGTGTTCGATAAATTCGATATGGTTCTCAGCGGCCACTTTCACCACAAGTCCAGCGATGGCACCATCTATTACCTGGGGAACCAAGTGGAAATTACCTGGGCCGACTACGGCGACAAACGGGGGTTCCATATTTTCGACACAGACACCCGCGAGTTGACCTTTGTGGAGAACCCCGATCACCTGTTCTATCGACTGACCTACGACGACAGCATTCAGAATTTTGAATACTGGAAGCACCAAGATTTCGCCTCCTACGCGAACTCCTATGTCAAGATGGTCGTCACACGCAAGCAGAACCCATACCTGTTCGATACCGTCATGGACCAACTCTACCGAGTGACCCCCATCGACGTGACCGTCGTTGAGGATTACACGGAGACAGCAATCGAGACCTCGGGTGTCGTCGATCAAGCAGAGGATACCATCACGATTATTCAGAAATGTGTGGATACCATGAAACTCGAAGACCATGTGCAACCAGCGGCCCTCAAGCAGTTGCTTCAGGAACTTTATGTGGAAGCCCTGAGCACCGAAACGGCGATCCAATCATGATTCGTTTTTTGTCTATTGAGTGGAAGAACGTATTGAGTACCGGGAATTACTGGACGCGTATTGACCTGAATGCCTCGCAGAACACGCTCATTGTAGGTGAGAATGGTTCTGGGAAATCGACGATTCTGGATGCCCTGTGCTTTGCGCTCTACAACAAGCCGTTTCGCAACATCACGAAGCCGGCCTTGCTGAATTCGATCAACCAAAAGGAAGCTCTGGTCAAGGTGGAGTTTACCACAGACAACCACACGTTCAAGATTGTGCGGGGGATCAAGCCCAACATTTTTGAAATTTTCAAGGACGGGGTCTTACAGAACCAGGAGGCCGAGGCGAAAGACTACCAGGGACACCTGGAGAAGTTCATTCTCAAGTTGAACTACAAGTCCTTCACACAGATTGTGATTCTAGGGTCCGCTTCGTTCACCCCCTTCATGCAGCTTTCAGCGGCGGACCGCCGAGCGATTATCGAGGACCTGTTGGACATTCAGATTTTTTCAGTGATGAACGGACTGGTCAAAGAGAAATCCTCAGGTATCGTGGCACAGCGCAACGAGAACCGATTGCTGATCGAGGGTACCAACGAGAAGATTGCGATACAGGAGCGGTACCTCAGTGAGATGCAACAGGACCACGAGAAGCTGATCCTGGAGCACCAGAAAGAGCACCAGCAGCACACCGAGGAAATCAACCGACTCGCCGCGAACATCATGGACTGCAAGCACGCGATCAACAGCCTGTCGACCACGATTCTCGACAAGACCAAAATAGAGGCCGCTATCAAGAAAGTTACGCAACTGGAAGCGCAAATCGAGAACGTATCGGGTAAACACATCAAGTCAGTCCAGTTCTTTGAGGCGCATGACAACTGCCCAACATGTACCCAGGTAATTGATACCACTTTCAAGATCGAGCACGTTTCTGAACTGAACGAGAAAATTAAAGAGTGTGCCAAGGGTCTCATTCAACTGGAAGACAAATTTCTGGTCCACCAAGCCCGACTGTCGGAGATTCACGACATCGAAGCGGCCATTGACAAGAAGAAGCATGAACTCGCGGTCGATACCACTTCGGTCTCACAGATCAAAAAATTTATCAGCAAACTCAATGAAAAGATTTCGGGCCTCCAGGGCACCCACCATTCGGTTGAGCGGGAACAGGAGCGTCTAGAGACCCATCGGCACGAACTCGTCCAGCTTGAGGAATCCAAGAAAACCCTGGTGGAGCAGTCGGCCTACTATGAGGTTGCTGGTAGCCTGTTGAAAGATACGGGTATCAAGACCAAAATCATCCGACAATACCTCCCGATTATCAATATGTTTGTCAACAAGCACCTGGCCCAGATGGACTTCTTTGTGAACTTCAACCTCGACGACACGTTCAAGGAAACCATCAAGTCACGACACCGGGACGAATTTACCTACCCCTCGTTCTCAGAGGGCGAGAAACAACGCATCGATATGGCACTCATGCTCACCTGGCGAGCGGTGGCGAAACTCAAGAACTCGGTGAATACCAACCTGCTGATCCTGGATGAGATTTTCGATTCCTCAATGGACACTACTGGGGCCGAGGAACTTATGAAGATACTACATAGTCTTGATACAGCCAACGTGTTTGTGATTTCACATCGAGGCGACATTCTCGGTGACAAGTTCCAGCGCGTCATACGGTTCCAGAAGAATCAAAACTTTAGTCACATTGTCACCTAGCGAGGTACCCCATGGCAGATATTGCTCCAAAAGAGTTTACCTATAACACCGAGGCGGCGCCGTCTATCGTGCAGAAGAAATACGAACCATGGCCGCTCTACAACGAAAAGAACCCAATGTTGGCTCAGAAGCAGGAGGTGATGAACCTCAATCCGGTTCCAACGGACCTCGTGGAGACCTGTAATCGCTTGCTCGCTACCATGAATAAGTATGGTGGGGCGGGACTTGCGGCTCCCCAGTGTGGGTTGCCATTGAGGCTCTTTGTGATGGTGGGTGGAATGGTGTGTATCAACCCCAAGGTCATCACCGCGTCCATCGAAACGACCCGCGAAAAAGAGGGGTGTCTGTCGTTCCCTGGACTCTATCTACCTATCACACGTTCAAGAACCATTGAGGTTGAGTACCACAACGAGTTTGGTGTGCTGAAGCATGAAACCTTTACGGGCGCAACGGCCCAGGTCTTCCAGCACGAGACCGATCACCTCAATGGCATCGTGTTCACCTCGCTGGTCGGGAACCTGACGTTGCAGATGGCGAAGAAGAAACGACAGAAGATGTTCAAAAAGATTCAACGTGTGGTGGATTTCAAAGCACAGCAGTTGCGGATTGCGGGCAAGGACAAGGAGTATGTGGCGAAAAGTGTGACGCCACGTGCCGTAGAGGTCCAGTCAAACAGGGTGACGTAATGAAAGATTGGCAGCACGGTTACGAAATCGACGAATTGAAAATGTTGGAGGCCTTCTATGAGACCTACAACAAACACGCTCTGTCGCCGTTTGGCAAGTTCAAGAAGAACGATATTGCTTCGAAGCTGGGTGAAAAAACTTTCAACCAGATCAATGACCCGGACGGCAACGTCAAAGCTGCCTGGGTACGCGAGAAATCGAAGGTGACCAGCAAAATCACGATGCATGGCAAGACCATCATTGGAGAAAAACTCAAGGGAGACGTGACGTATTCCAAGCTCTGCGGTGACCCAGACACTCTGAAAAATGCTCTGGTACAAGAAGATTATTCCACAAACAACTGCTGGCTCCTGTCTTATGGT